TTTAATGAATGGAAAGACAAAGGAGACAGTCCAGGAAGACCTGTTGGTATTCATACCGATCCAGCTGTTATGTCTGAAACTAGTAGAGGTGCTGATAATAAAGATAGATTACCAAATGGTAATTATATTGAAGACACTGGTAATCACTTTGTTTATATTTTGGATGAAAATTATAATCCATTAGAACAAGCATTGATTACTATGAAGTCTACTCAAAAGAAAAAATCTAAGACATGGAATTCAATGATAATGTCTAGAAGAGCACAAGGTAAGAATGGTATGTTCAATCCACCATCATGGTCTACTGCTTATAAATTAAGCACGACTAAAGAGTCTAATTCACAAAACTCTTGGTATGGATGGGTTGTAGAGTTTGATAAATTCTTAAACGCAACTGAGAATTTAAAAGCTTTAGAAACTACTCAAACTTTTTATCAAAGTGCGATGAAGAGTGATATTTTTGGTAAGGTAGATTTTGCACAAGAAAATCAATCCCAAGGAAATAATAGCAGCAAAGAAGCTACTCCATTTTAAATTATGGAACAGGAGCTCTTAAAAATATTTGAGGGTAATTCTGAACTGTTCATTACTACTTCTCTTACGGGGGAAGTAGATGAACGGGGCAAGAAGCAGGTTGAGTGTCTCACGATCCACGAACCTATTACTCTTGAGTTATGGAAAAAACATTTAGAAGGTAAAACACGAATTGGTATTAAACCAGAAAATGGTGATGTATGTAAATGGGGATGCATAGATATTGATCCTAGAAATTACACAACATTTTCTGAAAAAAAAATTGTAGATATAATTAGAGATAATCAATTACCTCTTATTCCAACAAGATCAAAATCTGGTGGTCTTCACTTATTTTTATTTTTAAACGATTGGTCTCCAGTAAAAGAAGTTCTTAAAGTTTTAAACGATTGGAACAAAACTTTTTTCTATTCTGAAGAAGTTTTTCCAATGAACAAATGTTTAAACATGCCTTATTTTAATAAGGATCAAACTACAGAGTTTGCCTACAATGATAACAATACACCAGTATTAATAAATAATTTTTTAGAAATGATAGCTAAAAAAACTGTAACTTTAGAACAGTTACAAAATATTAAAATAAAAGAATACGAACCAGAAAGTGATTGGAAACACTATCCCCCTTGTGTTCAAAAAATGATTTCAGAAAAGTGGGAAGGTAACCATAGAAATGAGTTGCTTTTTAATGTTGGTGTTTTAGAGATGAAAAAAGCAGACGGCAATTTAAATGCTAATGAATTAATTAATATTCTCCATAAGAGAAACCAAGATATATTTACTTCTCCCTTAGATCATAAGGAGGTAGAAACTTTAGCAAAATCAATTTCTAAAAAAGATTATACTTATAAGTGTCCTCCAAAAACAAATGCAATAGCACCATTATGTAACAAAGATCTTTGTAAACTAAGAAAGCTTGGTATTGGTTCACAAGTACCAGACATGATAGATGACTTTGCAGATGTACAATTTATAAGATCAACTAAATCAATTGAATATACTTTTACATTTCAAGATGAAAAAATAATAATTAATCCAGAAGATATGAAAGATGAAAAATCTTTTAGAGTTAAACTTCTAAGATATGGTATCTATTGGATGACACTACCAAAACCTAAGTCGGGACCATCTCCATTTGAAATGCTTATGGCTACATTAGTTAGGAAAGCAGTAGAGAATGAGAAGATGAAATTTGAAGATACACTTGGTGAGGAAAAATATAACTTCCTTAAAAAATTCTTTGAAAGCCATATTGAAGAAGACGATTTTGAAAAGCTGCAAGATAATTATGTTATTTTAGATTCTAAGACAAATACTTGTTATTTTAAAAAAATTACTTTTGAAAAGTTTTTAGGTAATGATAAAACATTTAAAAGTGCAACTGAAGCACTTAACTTACTCGGTTGTAATAGATTAGATTATCATGAGGGTGTAAAGAATGTGTGGTCAGTCGAAATGCCTAAGTTTGTAGATTATAAAAAAGCAACTAAAAAAGAAGATACAAAAAAAGTAACAGAGATGGATGATGAATACCACACAGGAAAGTTTAGAACTTAAATTTTTAAAAGAACTTTATCATAAGACAGTAAAGATCTTTGGTCCTCCCGGTACAGGTAAGACTTATACTTTAATAGAAAAGGTATTAAAAAGTTATTTAAGAAAAGGTATAAGGCCACAAGAAATAGCTTACTTATCTTTTACTAATAAAGCTGTTAACACAGCTGTTAGAAGAGCAATGGAGTCTTTTCCTAACTACACTACTGATGACTTTGCAAGATTTAAAACATTGCATACTTACTGTAGAAGATATTTTCCAGAAGAAGTATTTGATCCAAAAGATTGCACAATAGATTTTGCACTTCAGACTAAAGTAATTAAGAGTAGTGATAAAAGATTAGCCGATGATAATTTTATGTATAAGGATTGGTCATTAGGTGTTTACAGTAAATCTAGAAATTTATTAGTTACACCAGAAGAAGCTTATAGAAGAGAAACATATAAGCGAGATTCTCTTACTGTTTTTTTAAGAAAGATAAGCACTTATGAACATTATAAAACTGGTGGAGGAGAAAGATCATTTATAGATTTTGATGATATGATTGAAAGAGCTATAACTGAAATAGATTTTCCCTCATTAAAAGTTTTAATTTTAGATGAAGCTCAAGACTGTACTCCTTTACAATGGTCGGTTATTTATAAGATGGCACCTAAAGTAAAAAGAATTTACTTAGCTGGAGATGATGATCAAGCTATCTATAAATGGAATGGGGCTGATCCAAAATATTTTACAAAATTCTTTCCAGGTAGAAAAGTAAAACTTAGAAAGACACAAAGGTTTGGAGAAGCAATTCATAGATTCTCACAAGTTATTAGAAGAGGTATAAGTGATAGTGAAGAAAAAGAATACTTACCAGGAGATACAAAAGGTTTTGTTAAAGCTTACTTATCTTTTAAAGAAATACCTTTTGAAAATTTTAAAGAAGATTGGTACATCCTTGGTCGTATTAACGAAACTGTTAATGAGTTAAGAATGTTAGCTAAGGATGCTGGTCTATATTATAAAGATAATAAAGGAACAAAATGTTTTGATCAGAAACAATGGGAATCTATTAAAGCTTGGACTGCATTAACAAATGGAAAAAAAATAGATAAGAAAGCAGCTCGTAATATGTATAAGCATATTAGAGAAATAGAGGACCCTAATTATAGATTAGATAAGTTTTGGAGAAATGAACCTGATATGAGAGATTATGATTTTCAAACTTTAAAAGAATGGTGTGGTTTAACACTAGAGGACAGCCAAAAGAATAAGCCTTGGTTTTGGATATTAAGAAGAAATTTTAAACCAAAACAAGTAAGACATTTTATTAGACTACTTAGGAGATATGGACAAAAAGAATTAGATAAAGATCCATTAATAACTATTGATACAATTCATAGTGTTAAGGGTGGGGAAGCAAATCATGTAGTACTTTACAGTAAAGGTAATTATCCGTCTGATTATAGAAATAAAAATAAAAAAGAAAAAAGTGATGAAAAGAAAGTTTGGTATACTGGTGCAACTAGAGCAAGAAAAACTTTACATTTATTAAGAAGTGATTATAAGTTTAACTATCCAATTGGCTCTGATTATTTAATATATGTTCAAGAAAAAAATAATGAAAAATAAATTAGAAGATTATATACACATTGAAAATAAATTATCAAAAGAAGTTTGTTCAGAATTAATTTCTAATATTACTAATGAAACTTGGGATAAACATTACTGGCATCATAATGAAAAAAAACAATTAGTCGAACCAGATAAAAATGATTTAGATATTCTTTTTTCTAACCCATATCAAAGAGATTTACTAATAGATCCTATAACTGAAGTGTTAGTTAATTATCAAAAACTACATTCAAACTCTGCATTTGTGCACAAACTTTCTACAATAAGATTTAATAAATATACTGAGAATACTGAAATGAAAGAACACTATGATTTAATAAGCAGTATTTTTAGTAACAGTGAGGGTGTACCTATAATATCTATTGTAGGAAACTTAAATGAAAATTATGAAGGTGGAGATTTTTATTTAAATAAAAACAAAATTAGTTTAAGGTGTGGGGATATAATGCTATTTCCTTCTACCTTTCTATATCCACATAAAGTAACTAAAGTAAGAAAGGGGACTAGGTATTCTTTTGTTACCTGGGCATATTAATATGACAAATAAAGATCTTTTTGATGAAAACTTTCCTAATGATAAACAAATCGGAGGATCCCACTATAAGCAGTTTTTAATTCAACCTTGGACATTTATAAGAAAGAACAATCTTAATCCATTACAAGCTAATATTATTAAATATGTATGTAGATATTTATCCAAAGGTAAACCATTGGAAGATTTAGAAAAGATCAAACATTATTGTGATTTAGAAATTAAACATTTAAAAGACCATAGAAATGAAAGTAAGAAAAAAAATTAGATGAGTGAAATATGTAGTTTTAACATTCCTGATGAAATCTATAATGTGCTTAATAAAATTATAAAAGACAAATCAAAAAAATATAATTCAAGATTAGCTGGGAATATAAAAGAAGAATATAATTTAGAAGAACATATACCTTATGTAAAAAAATTTATAGAGACAATTGCTGATAATAATTTTAAGTGGATGAAAAATTTTCCTTTATCTTCAAACAAAAACAAGTGTTTAGTTTTAAAAGAATTATGGGTTAACTACCAAAAGAAATTAGAGTTTAATCCTTTACATTGTCACGATGGAATTTTGAGTTTTATATTATTTATTAAAATTCCTTATAACATTGAAGATGAATTAAAGGTAGCTCCCGGTATTGATGCAGTACAAAATTTAGCAGGTCATCTACAATTTGCTTGTCCTAATAAAGGTTTCTTTAGATCACTAGAAACAAAATCTATCCCAGTAGATAAAAAATTTGAAAAGAAAGGTTTGATGTTTCCTGCTCTGTTGTATCACACAGTTTACCCTTTTTATAATAGTGAAGATTTAAGAATAACAATTTCTGGAAATTTATTTTTAGATGACAAAACAAATTAAATGCAGTAAATGTAAAAAAGATGCAGTTGTATATGAAAATAAAATTTATTATTGTGGTCCTTGTGCTGTCACTAAGTTTGTTAGGATGCATAAAAGACTTCGACTTAAACCCAGCAACGACAGTAGTTAGAACACTGTTAAAAGGATCTAATCAATGAGTAATGCTTTACAATTAACTTTGACATTTAAAAAATCTATTTGGAATACTCCATCTGAATATAAGGATTTATCTAATGCAACTGAGATAGCTATTGACTTAGAAACTAGAGATGATGGTATTAATGAAAAGCTTGGAGCTGGTTGGGCTTTAGGTAAAGGAG